AGAGCCATTTCGGTATCTCCTTGAAGCGGCTCTTAGGCCGTGATGGCGCCAACAGCGATGGAGGTCAGGCGAGCGACCGAACGGGGATGCTCGCGCGCGATACCCCAATCCCATTTGACGTGGGTTGAGCGGAACGGAGCGCCGACCAGCGCGCCCTCAAACTCGACCGCGAGAGGCGTCTGTTCGATCGCATACAGGCCACCGTCACGCAGCGACACGCAGTAGACCGAAGACGTGACCGCGCCGCCGCCACCGGCCGCAACTTCCGTGAACGGAAGCATGTCCGGAGAGTCGTCGGGCTCATAACCGAACAGGATCGGCAGGCCCTTGAACTTCAAGGTGCGACGGCCGAGCATGTCGAGGTTGTCGCTATAGGTCAGGGTGTTATTGACCAGCGACGGGTTACGCGCAGCCGCGTCGAGGTAGGGCATCAGACCGCGAGGCATGATCCAGTGGGTCGGCTTGTTGACGAGCCAATAGAGGATGTCGAGGTTGGCCAGCGAGAGAGCCGCGCCGCCGGATGCCGCCGAGTTGTTGAACAGGTTGCCGCCAACGCCCGCGTTGGTTGCAAGATTGGTGCAACGAACCTGGAGGCCGTTCGGCTGATACGGCGTGCTGGAGTTGTCGGACTTGATGAAATTCGACGTGAAGTTCTGCGCCAGCGCGATCGTTTTAAGTTCGATCTGGCGGGCTTCATGGTCGGGCCCGAGACGATCGACAAGCGCGCGGTCGACCTTCACATATTCGTCGATGAAAAAGGTGTCTTCTTCGCGAAGGTTGAAGTTGCCGGTCGCTTCGTTACCGGCCTGGTTGATGCCGCGGAAGCCGACGGTCGGCAGGGCGCCGATGTCGAGGAATGCCCTCTTGCCCTGAGAGGCCGGCAGGAACGGAACCGCCCCGAGCAGATCGGAATTCTTCACCATATTCTCGACAAAGATGCGCGTGCGCGAACCTTCATCGAGCGTCTTGGCATATTCAAGCAGCGTTACGGGAGTCGTAACCTGTGAGTAAATCGTCGCCATTTCTTATGCCCCTAAGTTCAGCGAGCGTTCGCCCATTGCTGCTTGAAGGATTGCTTTGAAAAATCCTCGCCGTATTGGCTCGGTTCTCCATCGCGGCCTGTGCTGGTAAAAGTCGTGACCCCTTGGCGAGAAAGAGCGTCAAGCATCTTTTCGTGAGCGGTCACAATCTCGGGAGTGAAGTGCGAGGCGGCCAGAACCTTGCCAAGTTGCTCGCCGAAAAGAGCCGTAAGCCCCTTGTTCACGCTCTCCACTTTCTCGGCGAAGTTGTCGCCAAGTTTCTCCTTAAAGAGATTGTCTCGGTATTCGGTCAGCGCCTTGACCTGGTTGCGCTGTTGCTCGGCGAGGCTCGAAACCATTTTCGCGGCGGTCTCGGCGTATTCCGCCTTGGTCATGCCACGCGAAAGAGCCGCTTCCTGCAGCGTCTTCCACATGGGAGACTTTTCATCTATGGCGAAATCCTTGGGGGCTTCGAACCCCTCGGGGAAGGAAATCCCATAGTCGTCGGCTTTCTCAGGCGTCGCCGCTTTGCGTTCCGCGCTAATGCGCTCGGCCTCAGTCTGCTTTTCGGCCAATTCTTTAAAACGTGCGCCCAGCTCATCGAACTTCACGCCCTTCTCGGCGTCAAAGAGCGTATCGTCGGGAAGCCACGAAGGCTTTTCAATCGGGCTTGTCGGGGACGCGGCGGCGGAGGGAGCCGCGGGCTGCGTCGAAACGTCCGCTTCGGGTGCGGGCGAGTTCTGCGGCGTCTGCGCGTCCAATGTCATGTAACGATAGCTCCATCGCGGCGATCAATTGTGCGACGAAACTGCGGCGTCCCTCGGCTAGAAGCGACGCACCGGGCACTAGAGGGTTAGCGCAAAGGCTCTGGAGTTCATCGAGAAGGAGTTGTGTCAGATATTTTGCGTCGGGTTGCGAGCCGAGCCGTTTCAGCCCGGCGGCCATTTCGTCGGCCGGGTATCTCATAGGCCCTGCCCCTGCACCGCGAAGGTCGGCTGGTTCATTTGCGGGCCGGCCAACTCTTGCGGCGGGGCCGCGCCTTGCGGCATGGCGGGAGCCCCAGCTTGCGCGCCGCCCATGAGCTTCTGAATGTTCTCGATCGCCGCCGACTTGTCGGCTTGCGTGCGCTTTTTCCAGATGTCTTCGACGCCGAACTTCTTGGCCAGCGCGTCAAGCGTCGCGGCGCCGTCGGTTTCGATTTTCCATTCCTCTGGCGCGATGCCGGCCCCAAGCTGGGCGAAGCGCGCAAAGAGCGCAACCTCTTCCTGGTCGGCCGCGCGCGACGCCGGATTGTAGGGCATCAGCGAAACAGCCTTGGCGTCCGGCCCGTTCCCGAGCTTGATTGGCTTAACAATGCCAGACTTTTCAGCCAGATACAGGAAGCGCATGAACGCGCCGCCACAGAATTCCCGCCAGAAGACCATGCCCGGCGTGCCGATGCGGCGCTGCGCCATCGTCATTTCATCGAGCCATTGTGTCGCAGTCGGCGGCGTCTTGCCGTCTTGCTGCGGCCAATCGAGGAAGAACAGCCGGCGAAGGCGGGTCTCAAGATCCTGCGTCAGATAGATAGCCGGATCCATGGGCGGCGGATCGTAGATGTTCTTGATGGCGTCTTGCTCACCCGGACGAACCGGATAGGCCATTCCGGTTTCGATGCCGTCCTGAATATTGACGAAGGCGCTATCGGGGAACGTGATCGGCGGCTTGAGGTGCAGATCGACGCTCTCGGTTTTGTTCTTCGTCAGCTCATCCATGCAGCGCAGATCGGGGAGCGCCTTGATAAGCGGGCCGACGGCCCATGCCCACTCGGGCGTTGCGCCGAACCGGCCGATAAGAAACGGGCAAGAACCTTCGCCCTTGAGCGTGCTATTCTCGAGGTGGCATCCATCGACGGTCAGAACGTATTGCCACTTTTCCGTGCCGGGATCGTCATAGATCGGCATGAAGGCCCAAACGATTTGGACTTCTTTTTTATCGTCGCGCTTGCGCTTTTCCTCGACTTGCTCGGGAAGCGTCTTGCCCGGCAGCACCGCGCCGATGTTGCGCAGTTTCGTCCATCGCACAATGAAACGATCGCCGATCGTGCCGTCCTTGGAGATGTTGATTTCCATTTCGCGGATCGGGACGGCCTGGACGACGGGCGGCTTCCACTTTACCGGCTGGTCGATCCAAAGGCCGACGGTCCCAAGGGCCAGATCGGGGTTGAACGCCTTGCCGCATTCCTCATAGAAATTCGAAGCCAGGATCGACTTGAAAACGGTCGCGTCGGACTTGCGCGCGGCTTCCTCAATATCGTCTCTTTGGTCCTCGGGGACCATCGGCCCGGCGCGGCGGATCACCCAGGGCTTGGTCTCGGGGAAGAAAGCGTTGATGATGACGGTCGGGAAGTCGTCGCACAGTTCAAAGGCAAAGGACATATTGAGCAGCGTCGCGTCCGGCGTGCGGACGGTCGGCGCCCGGCTTTGCGAGCTGACGGTTCTGGCCCGATGCGGGGCGGCGAAGAAATAGCCCTCGCGCATATCGAGCTCGAAATGGGATTTCTGGCGCCTGGCTTCCTGCAACCTGTTCTTGACCAGGCTTTCCAGTTCCTCGGTTTTGCCCTTTTCGTCGTCTGTCGGCTCGGCCATCAGAGGCCCCCGCCGAGAGCTGGGGCGGCATGTCCGGCCGCCGACATGGCCCCGCGCGCGCCGAACTGGCGCAGCATGTCCCAGGTATCGTTAGAGACGCCCTGCTGGACGCTCGCCACCTGGTTCTGCTGGGCCGTGTTCTGCTGCTGGGCAATCTGCTGTTGCATCTGCTGCTGCTGTTGCTGCTGCAGCATCATCATCATGAAAGTCGACTGCGGGTTGCCGCCGCCACCACTTCCGCCGCCAAATACGCTCTGGCCCATCGCCTGCAACCCTTTGTGCGCCGTGTTTGATTAGCGCACGGTAAAGGCTGTCTACGGTCCAAACGACGCACCCCAGCCCAACGGCGTGGCTGGCGTGGGCAACGCAAGTCAGCGGGCCGCGGTAAGTGACCTCCCGCCCGGTATGCTGGCGTTCAATCTGCAGGATTGAGGCCCCGTCGATCATTTGCCCGAGCAGCGCCAGGCCGTCGGAATGGTCCGGGATCAGGACGACGCGCACGCCGTCGAAATTGACTTCCTGAAAAACCCAAGCCTTGGTCCCCGGCG